AAAAGAAATGCTTGTAAAAGAATCAAACATTTTAAAATCAAGATGGAACGAAATCAACGTAGAAATTGAAAGATTTGAAAAGGGATCAAGAAACGTTTCTATAAATGAGCACGACGGATACGCTATTAACACTCCAGTTAAAATTAAGAGAAGCGGTTATAAAGGTGTCATTGTAGGAGTAGATGGTAACTCTAAAACTTATACAGTAATGCAAGAGAACGGAACAACCGGTGAATACTTCTTCAACGACGTAACAGATTCAGCAGGTGAAATTGCTGATATTGAAATTGACAATAATGAAGATCTGGGAACAGAAGTTACAGAGGGAAAGCAAGAACAACCCAATATGGTAAAAGCCCCCGGTAAATCTGCTGCAACCCCTAAAAAATTCGTAGAAAATTTAGACGATCACGAATTAGCTGATGCTGATGTTAAAAAAACAGGTAATGCTAAAGAAACAAAGAAGCCTGTTACTAATCCAGAATTAGCAGAAGCACCAGCACCTAAAGCCGGAGCAAAAGGAGCAAAGTTTATTGAAAAAGAGGCAAACGCTAACTTAGCAGAAGCACCAGGTGGTGAAGCTAAAGGTTCTGGTAAATTCATCAACAATCTTAAACACCACAACTTATCTTTAGTAGAGGGTGAACAAAAAAATGATAACTACGAAAAAGCACCTGAGGGCAAAAAACAACCAAAGGCTAAAAAATTCGTTGAAGATTTCGAAGATCATCAATTAGCTGAAGCTCCTGGTGATCATAAGAAGGACGGGAAAAACTTCACAGAGGATCTAAAAAGAGCAACTCTTGCTGAGGCACCTTCAAAAAAAAAGTAATTAGAGAATCACATAATCAAAAGTTCGTTACTGAGGGTCTCGGTAGCGAACTTTTATTTTTTAAGGGGGAACTGGAAGAGACCATAGGAAAATTAAAAGAATTGGAAACATCTAGCCTGGAATCTTCTAAAATAGGATTGAAGGTCGTTCGAGATTCCATGAGCAAACTTGAGTCGCTTAAAGATGATATAAATAAACAGATATCCGACCTAGAAAATAACTTCACTCAAAACTGATGGAATATGTTAAAAACAAAGAACTTAAAAGAGCCCTGCTTGAATCTAAAGAAGGTGGAAAACTAACAGCAGAAACAATCAAGATGTTTACTCTTATAGTAAACGGCTTATCAAAGACAAAATCCTATAGAGATATAGAGGATAAAGAAGACTGCATCGCTTTCGGGATGGAGGATCTTATCAAATACTGGAACAGATTCGATCCAGCAAAATCGGATAATCCATTTGCTTTCATTTCACAGATAGCAAAAAACGGGATGCAAAAAGGGTGGAAAAAAATACATTCGCCGAGATCAATCAAAACTATCCCATTCTCTCGTATAACGAAAGACGATAATTCGGAGTATAACGTATAATGTGGATATTAAAAAACTCAAACCCAACGGTAAATTTAAGTCTGGAAAATACTATCCTCAAAATCCGGAAAAGTATATAGGAGATTCCTATAATATAATTTTCAGATCGTCTTGGGAAAGTAGGTTCTGTCAGTACTGTGATATGAACCCAAATATTCTTAAATGGAGTTCTGAACCAGTATCCATAGAATACTGGAGTCCAATAGACAAGAAGACACATAAGTATCACCCGGATTATTATATCAAGGTTAAAAAAGTTGACGGAACTACCGAAGACTGGATACTAGAGATTAAACCGGAGAAGCAATACAGCATAAACAAGAAACCGGTTCTAGAGGGGAGAATAACCGAAAAGAAGCTTAAAAGCTATAATGACCAGATGAAGGTCTGGATAGTTAATAGAGCTAAATTTGAAGCTGCGATGAGATTTGCCAAATCAATAGGATACAGATTTGGAACAATAGATGAAACGTTTATACTAAAATGATGGATTTCAAAAAAGAATACAAAGATCTTTTAGATCAAGCCGGAAGTCCAGGAAAACTTGCGGAGCTTTCTTTTTTGCACTACACAAAGAACTATGCAAATGCACAGGTTTCAGATAGGATAAACGAGGTTATTCCCGGTAAAATATACACATTTTTTTACGAGGGTAAACCAGGAGAAGGGTCCTACATAAATCATCGCCCTATATTATTCGTCCAGGAAAAAAAGATAGAAAAAGAAAAACAAGTCATTTCTGGAGTAGATCTAATGTTGGTACCCCCTAGAGACAGACTTAATTTTTTTATTAGACTCTTTGTCGTTTACGGGAAGATTATCAACCAGAACGAGAAAAAAAAGGAGGTAGGTATGTTTAAATCACAGGTACCTCTGGTTTGTAACACAGATCTTTTAGAAACTTTATTCGGGGGTATCAAGTATAAACATTCATACAAGGGATATAAATTGGAAAAAATAAAGAGATTCAAAGAAATCCCTATCGAGGAATGGAAACACGTAGTTTACCTTAACAACAAGTCTTTAGAGGGGGCTACGCTCGAGGAGATATATAATTCAGCAAAATAATGGCAGGATTTACAGACCAACAGAATTCAACTAACCCGTTCTATAGGAACGTTCTGGAATCGATCAAGAAGATCGGGTCCTTCGGAATGTCCTATGGGGATATGGTTGTTAAGAATTCACAGGCAGTGGGTACAACAGAGGCTTTGTTTTTGCAGAAAGGTGGGATCACTGACGAGAGCCTTCTTTATTCTTTAAGAAGAGCAGATACTACTACAAAACAATACATTTCTTATTTCGATAAGGACTATATCAGTAAAAGAACTTATTTAAGACAATTCTCTCAGAATCCTGAGATAGAATTCATTCTTGATACAATCTGTGACGAAACTATAGTTTATGACCAGGCAAATTTCTTCGGTTATCTTAACAATGTTGATATTATAGGAATTGGCGATGCTAAAGAGAAAGCATTGCAGGACAGATATAAAAAGATTTATAATCTTTTCGGTTTCAACGAGGGTGTCTCAGCTTGGCATTTCTTTAGAAAATTCCTAGTAGACGGTGTCATTGCGTTTGAGATAATTTTTGATTCACAGGGTAAAAACATTATAGGATTTAAAGAATTAGATCCTAGTTCACTAGTACCTTCAACTGAAAAACAACTAGATGGTTCTTTTCTTGAATGCTGGATACAGTACCCAGATAATCAACAATTAAGTAGAAAACTCTACGACTCACAGATAATTTATGTTTCTTATGCTAAGGGTAACACCACGACTAGAATCAGTTACTGCGAGAGGTTAATTAGATCGTTCAACTTATTACGTATCATGGAACACACTAGAGTGATCTGGAACGTAATGAATTCTTCTTATAGAATGACGATGACAGTTCCTATTGGTACTAAATCTCCACAAAAAGCTAAGCAAAGTTTAGGTGAGCTTATGAGTATCTATAAGGAGGATATCTCATTAAATTCAGATTCTGGAGAGCTATTAGTAAATGGAAGACCTAATATACAATTCTATAAGAATTACTTAATGCCTTCTACACCAAATGGGACTCCAGACATTCAGCCTCTACAGGGAGCTGGTGATGCCACACCATTTAACGACGTTAAAGCTTTAGCATATTTCTCCGATAAACTAAAACTTGATTCTAAGATACCGACATCAAGATTCGATAGAGATGAAAAGGGAACGATGGGTACATTTTCAGGTAATGCAGAAGGTATAGATCAGGAAGAAATCAGATTCTTTAAATTTATTACCAGATTGAGATCCATATTCCAGGACATTATGATGAAACCAGTTTGGGTTCAATTCTGTCTAGATTTTCCCGAGCACAGACAAGACTATTTAATTAAAAGTCAGCTAGGATTAAAATACTTCAAAGATAACGACTTCGCTGAGACAAAATATATTGAACTATTAAATGCTCGGAAAGATCAGGTCACTAAAATCTCAGGTCTTACCAATAGCGACGGAACACCATATTTCTCAATGAGATATGTAATTGAAAGATATTTGGGTATGACTGACGAGGATAGATTAGCTAACCTTAGAGCAAAAGAAGAAGCAGAAAAGAGAAAGAAAGAGGAGGAAGCTAAAGAATCCGGCGGGGAAACAACTGAAAATACAGGGGAAGAGATAACACTTTAATTATGGCAGGTTTTATAGATAATTTTTCAAACAACATTAACAACTCTAGAATCGCTAGAGCCCTTAGTAAAATGGGGTCTTTTGGTATGGAGTACAAGGATCTTGTTGTTAGAAATTCACAGTCCATCGGTGTTACTGAGGCTGGATTTAGAGAAGCAAGGGGATTTGATGAGAATGACGAGGAGTTCATTTTCTCACTAGCTGCTCAGGACACATCCAACAGAAAATACATTGCGTATTTTGATAAAGATTACCCATTCAAGAGAGAATTTTTAAGAACATTTGCTCTGAATGCAGAGATTGAATGGATTCTTGATATTCTATGCGACGAAGCCGTTGTGTATGACGATAGAAATTTCTTTTGTCAGTTATCTTTGGTGAATCTTGATTTAAAAGAAGAGGTCGTAGAATCGCTCAGAACTAACTTCAGAAAAATATATGCTTTACACGGGTTTACTAATGGTACCTCAGCTTGGCAGTATTTCAGACAATTACTTATTGATGGATTTTTAGCCTTTGAAATAGTATATTCAGATGATGCTAAGCAAATCGTTGGTTTCAAAGAATTAGATCCAACATCGCTAACACCAGCAGCAGAAAAACAACAAACCGGTGAAGTTATCCAGGTTTGGTATCAGTACTATGGTGACACTGTTAGACAAAGAAAATTATATGACTCACAGTTAATTTATATCTCTTATGCAAAAGGCGGTCAGATAACAAGAACAAGCTACACAGAGAGATTAATCAGATCCCATAATATTCTAAAGATCATGGAGCATTCTAGAATCATCTGGAATGTTATGAACGCTTCTTTTAGAATCAAGATGACAGTTCCTGTTGGATCTAGATCACCACAAAAAGCAAAAGAGACACTCGGTGAACTTATGTCGGTTTATAAGGAGGATTATAAATTCAACACAGACTCTGGGGAATTGAGTGTTAATGGAAAACCCAATCTTCAATTCTACAAAAACTACTTATTCCCACAGCAAGGCGGGGAATCACCAAAAGTGGAAACAATAAACTCCTCTGGGCCAAACCTGAATATTATAGATGCTGTTGTTTATTTCTTCAACAAATTAAAGATAGATTCTAAAATACCTTTTAACAGGTTTGCAGCTAGATCAGGCGGTGCAGTTGGAACATATAAAGTGGGAGCAGAATCCGCAGAGAGAGACGAAATCAGATATAGTAAATTCATCAACAGGGTGAGATCGATCTTTCAAGAGATAATTTTAAAACCAATCTGGCTCCAAATGACAATAGATCATCCTGAGATCAAGGATGATACAATTTTTAAATCTCAGCTAGGTATCAAGTTCAATTCTGATAACGAGTTTGGAGAATCTAGAGACATTGAAAAAATGATCAAGAGAATTGATTTCATCACAGGTCTTGGAGACATTAAAGAAAAGAAAGGCGAAGAAGAAGTTGAATATTTCAATAAGGATTTTCTAATCGAGAAATTTCTGGGTCTTACTATTCAGGATAGGGACATGAACGGGATCTATAAGACTAGGGAGGAAGAAGACAACGAAGCTGCAGTTCCTGCTGAGACAGAAGGTGGTTCTGCTGAAACCACAGAGGAAGCACCAGCCGAAGAATCTCCTGCTGAGGAAACCCCTGCTGCTGAAGAAGCACCTGCTGCTGAGGAAGCACCTGCAGAAGAAGGTTAATTTATAAAATATTTTTTTCCTCCAGCTTTAATTGGTAGTTTTGCCTTGTTATTAAATAAAAGGTAAAATGGAAAAATCACTTTCAGTTCTAAGTCAAATCGAATCATTAACAGGTAATGGTTCACAAAAAGAAAAGCAGGATCTTATTAAGAACAATCTTAATGATGAGTTTAAACTCATCCTGAAGGTTTGCTTCGATCCATTCCTCACAACAAAATTACACAAATTAGAATACTCAGTGGAATCTACAGAATCCACTGGTAATCTCATCGGAGAATTTGCATCTCTTGTTGCAGATTTGGCTAATGCACCTGCAATCAACGACAGCTTAAGAGACCGTGCATCAAATCTGGTTTCAAATTCAGGACTCGATGGAGATCTTAAGAAAGTCCTTGCCAAGGTATTAACAAAGAGAATGAATATAGGTATAGGTGCCAAGCTTATTAATAAAGCAGTAGGGTACGAACTTATACCTGATCCAAGTCTAATGCTTGCAGAAGACGATCATAAGGTTCTTGATAAATGGCCAACAATAGTTTGTGAGGAGAAATACGACGGTGTGAGGGTCATCTGCAGAATAAAAGACGGACAGACAAGCTATTACACAAGGGCATTCAACGAACTAGGATCTAAATACTTCTCTAAAATCTCTGAACAGATTCTAAAATTGACTGAGGGATTTGATGATGTATTCGTAGACGGGGAACTTACAGATAGCAACAGAAAAAGCGTAAGCGGTAAGGTGACTCAAATAATGAAGGGATCACCAGCAGAATCAATTGGTGACGATTTGATCTTTCATATCTTTGATACCGAAAATTGCAAGGTTCTTACTGACGGAAAGGGAACAGACAATTACAGGATTAGAAGAAAAAATCTTGAATCAATGTTTGAAGGAAATAATTTTCAAAACATCAGATTGGCAACTAAATGGGAGGCTAATACTAAAGACGAGCTTATGCCAATCTACGAGGAAATAGTTGCACAAGGGGGTGAGGGTGTTATTATGAAAGATCCTGAACACGTTTACGAATGCAAAAGATCTAAGTCATGGATCAAATTCAAAGAAGTTCAAGATTGCGATCTTATAGTTACCGGTTGGTATCCAGGAGAAGGTAAAAGAGAGGATATGGGTTTCATTGGAGGTATTATTTGTAAAGACGCATCGGGAGAGTACAACGTAAAGGTCGGTTCTGGCTTCACAGAGAGCGATTTAAAGCAACTTTCACCCCAACCTAATGATTTGATTGGTAAAATTGTAACAATTCAGTATAACGTGCCTATAGATGATAAACACGGCAATAAATCTCTCTTCTTGCCTAGGTTTATTGAAATCAGATCAGATAAGAACGAACCAGAGAATTTAAAAGCAAAATTTAGTAAAAAATGATAAAAGCGCTTCTCACAGAAAAATTAAGACCCAAGGAGATGAAACATATGATCCTACCCGCTAGGATCAAAGACGTCTTTGAAAATGGTGTTCAACAAAATGTTCTCCTATCAGGATCACCAGGATCAGGTAAAACAAGTACAGCAAAAATACTCTGTGCTAAACACCCGCATCTTTTCATCAACGTATCGGATGAGAGCTCTGTAGAAACGGTGAGAACTAAAATAAACGATTTCTGTTCGACTATTTCTATTATGGATGGTCAAAACGCTATGAAGGTAGTGGTTCTGGATGAGTTTGATGGTGCTTCTGATCAATTCTATAAAGCTCTTAGAGGAACAATTGAGAAGTTTGCAAAGAATACCCGATTTATAGCTACGTGCAACTGGTTGAATAAAATTCCAGAAGCTATCCAATCAAGATTTGAAGTATTTGTCTTTGATCCAATTGACAGGGACGAGGAGGAAGACATCAAAAATCAATGGAAGTCCAGAATAGGACTTATCCTATCTAAATTGGGAATCGAGATATCTGATTCATCGCTGGAGAATTTTGCTAAGAAGTATTTTCCTGATATGAGATCTGCACTTAATACTATCCAAAGATGGGAAATACAGGGTCTTACTAAAATAGACGACAAGAATATATCTGATGCTGCATGGAATTTCGAGGAGCTTTATTCTATGCTGGTAACAGAAGCAGATTCTATAAAAAATTATCAAACAATCGTTGGACAGTACTCATCTTCCGTTGACGAGGTCATGGGAGCACTAGGAGGTGAATTTATTCAATGGGTTGTTGAAAAACATCCAGGGCTTTCATCTATAATACCAGGAACTATAATTTTAGTTGCACAACATCAATCACAAAAAAATCAGGTGATTGATCCTGTTGTTAGCTTACTATCTTTATTCTTCTCTATACAAAAATTAATTCAACAAAGTGGAGCAAAAAAGTAGAATGATATTATGCGGACCAGGAGGTTCAGGAAAGGATTTTTTTAGAAAGAAACTAGAATCCAGAGGGTATAAGTACTGTGTCTCTTACACATCTAGACCTCCAAGGATTGGCGAAAAAGAGGGTTACGATTATAAATTTACCAACGAGGATTTTTTTAAGAATAACCAAGGAAGCTTCTATGAGATGGCTCATTTTAATTCGTGGTGGTATGGTACGACAACTGAGGATTTTTATTCATCAGATCTTTTCATCATGACTCCATCGGGTATTAAACAACTTAAGCCAGAGGACAGGGAAAAATCATTTATCATTTATTTAAACCCCCCGGTTGAAACAAGAAAAGAAAGATTGGCAGCGAGAAACGATGCTGACACAGTAGACAGAAGGTTAGAAGCAGATCATAAGGACTTCTTCAATTTTGAAGACTACGACATAATGATAACAAACGAAGATTTTTAATATGGTATCAATAATTATAGACGGAAACTACTTGTTTCATAAAACATTTGGGGTATTTGCTGGATTTGGTGGTAAGCAACCAGGGGAGGTTTTATCAAGCTCCGCAGAAAAGAATATGTTCATGAGAAAGATCATGACAGATATTTGTTATTCACTCAACCAGCTTCCTGTATCAGGATCCGTTGTATTTTGTAAAGACTCTAGATCATGGAGAAAGGATTTGGTTATAGAAAGAGCAGAATATAAGGCTTCTAGAGAAGGCGCAAAAGACGAAAAAGTCGACTGGGGCTCGTTTTTTGAGCTCATGGAAGAATTTGGAAATTTTCTAGAACTTAATGGATTCATATATTCAAAAGCAGCGGGAGCTGAGGGTGACGATTTACTTTGGTTCTGGAACAAAAAACTAAAGGAGCAGGGTTCAAATGTTGTAATCTTCTCTGGAGATAAAGACTCACATCAATTAGTTAGCAATGATGACACATGGACAGTTTGTTGGAATGCAAATTCAAAAAACAATAAAATAACATGCGCACCCGGATGGAAAGATTCATACCTAGATAAAGAAGAAGAGATATCAATTTTTGATGTTTCGTTCAACGGAGATGATGACAAGGATAAAATAAAAAGATTACTTGCTTCTTGCGTACTCGAGGAGGTTGACACTAGAAAATTTATCTTTGAAAAGATTCTAACTGGAGATAAAGGAGATGACGTACCCAGTGTATTTGCAAACGAAAAAACACCAGGTAAATTCTGGAAAATCACCCCTGTTAAAGCTGCACAAATTTACGATCACTTCCAATTAAGCGAGTGGAGAAATGATAATCTTAACGATCTCTGGAATGCAGAGAAATTTAAGGATTGGGTGTCAGGATTTGTTTTAAGAAGCCTTTCTTATACAGACAACGTAGAAAACAGAAAAGAGGTTTCTAATAACTACGAAGAAAATGCAAGATTGGTTTGGCTATCCGAACAGGTGATCCCCGATGACGTTATGGAAGCTATGGAAAAAGACTTTTCTTCTAAAAGCACGGAGTCTAGAAAAATCACAACTGACAAAAAAATCATGATAGCAAGATCTAAATGGGCAGGAGAAGAAGCACCATCATATTTAAACCCTTTTAAATATTCTAATTAATGGATCTTTTTGATATAATAAAATCTTTTACTAGTCAAAAAGCATGGGAAAATGTTTCTAAAGCTGATAAACAGAGAAATCTGTTTATGATCAACCGTATAATGTCCATACAATTCCCATTACAGGCAAACGCATTCAATAACACTAAAATAGATCCAGAATCCGTTGTTAATTTCTGGAGGGCATTTATTGCTTCGAAATACAAAACCCCGCCCACCTTTATTTACACTTCAACTAATAAGAAGAAAAAAGAGGCCAAGAAAGAGGTGGACGAATTGGTTTCACTGTTTATTAAAGAAAAGTACGAGATCTCTGATAGAGAAATAGCTGAACTACAAAGGTTCTTCCCATCTGAATTTGAAAAATTCTGTAAAAAGGTGAAAGAAGTTATGAGTTAAATTGCTTTCTTTTTTTAAGGATATATAAAAACAAAGTATCCTTGTAAAAAATGAAAGAACTAACAGATATAACGATTAGGGAGCTCCTTTCGTCAAATTCATCTAATTATCCATTAATTGTAAACCAAAATTTCAAGGAGGTAAAAGACTCCATTTTGCTTTTGCAATCAACCTTTGGTATAGGTATTCAGACAAAAACGTTTGATGATCCCAAGGTAAAATTCTCAGTTGGTACGGTTAATGCCAACCTGATGACATTTCCTTATAATCCTACCGCTGATATTAAAATAAAATTTGACGGCACAAACGGGGAAATAAGAGCTCAAGGACTCTATGTCTACAATAATGGCTATATCGGGAACGATTTAATAGTTGGTTCAGAGGGATTAGGCGGTAGAATTAAAATCTATCCGGACAAAAATAACGATACAAGAAAAGCACCGCAAACTGGTCAAATTAAATTTACAGGGGATTCTTTCCAGGGATATGTGGTTGTAAATGAGACTGACTCGTCATTTACTTTCCAAATAACAGGAGGGGGTACGGGTTACACCATAACGGTAACAGTAAACTCTACAGTGGTTGGTACAGCAACATGGCAAGGAACTGCTGCTACCACGGCTTTAGCCCTAACAAATAATATTGTTGAGGGTGCAAATCAATTAGTTTATGCGGAGAATTCTGTTGATACTATCACTTTAAAATCCCTACCAGGATTAGCAGCAACATTAAACGGTGCAACCGTAGCAATAACAGGAACAATCAGTACCAATGTTACATCAGGCTCAATGAGCGGAGGTATCGATGGTATATTCGAATGGGTAAGTTTTGGAGGTATGACAGGTACTTCTGGACCTACTGGTGCTACAGGTGATGTTGGACCAACCGGACCAGGAGCGGGTACGTCAGGATCTTCAGGATCTAGAGGTACATCAGGATCTAGAGGTACTTCGGGTACTTCCGGTACCTCGGGGGCAAATGGAACTTCAGGAACGTCCGGAACTAGGGGGACATCAGGTACTTCAGGTACTTCGGGAACCGACGGACCTCCGGGGCCAGCGGGTGTTCCAGGAAACGCAGGGGCAAATGGTAGTTCAGGAACTTCCGGTGCAAATGGTGCAGGTGGATCTTCAGGTACTTCCGGAACTAGGGGAACATCAGGTACTTCCGGTATATCAGGATCTGCGGGTAACATGGTATATGGAGGGGTTGGTACGCCTTTACCATACCAATTGCCTGACGGAAATACTGGTCCATTTAATGCTAATGACCTGTACCTCAATTCAGTAAATGGTGTAGCTTATAAATATAATTCTACCACAGGATGGGGAACAGCCGGATATTCTTTTGTAGGGGCAAACGGGTCTTCTGGATCTTCTGGATCATCGGGAACATCGGGAACATCAGGGGGAGACGGAACTTCCGGAACTTCCGGATCAGCAGGTTTGGACGGAAGCTCAGGATCTTCTGGGAACGGATCAGCAGGTACATCTGGATCTTCTGGTAATGGTACTTCTGGATCATCAGGGACATCCGGTATTGGTACTGCTGGATCATCGGGTACATCAGGAAATGGTACTGCA